TGATGATTTCAATGTGTCGGCTACTCAGGGTTTTCTGGCCAGTGAGTGCTGCGAACGTGTGTGCCTTGTCGCACACTGGGTATATGGTCTGCTTGCCATACACGTCACGGATTTCCACCGTGATGGTCTTGGTAAGGTGGTCGGGTGTGATTGTGTCCATGATTACCTCCGGTTGAATGTTTCGATGAGTACCCATGCCCAACTGACAATGCCAGCTACGATGTAGAACCCAATGATTAGGTCGATGACGTCCATGGTGATTGAGCCTTTTAGTGACTTGCTCAGGTCGTGATGGTGCTTAGGCTGATTGATGGGTTAAGGGGATGCCACCCCCAAGCTGATGCACACACTCTGTGTGTATGCGTAGCCCCGATATTGAATGTGTGTATACACACCTATAGGTGTGTATGTGTAGGTTACCGGCTGAATCTTTCGGCCAAGTACTGCCTATAGGCAGTCTCAGGATCATCTGCATCCAGTGGGCTAGCGTCCAGCGTTGCCTCGAAAACGAACGGCTCATCTGTTGGCTCGTCTACGTGTGTATACACACGTTCAGTGGATTCGATGATGAAATAGTGTCGGGACATAGTGACTCCTATGGTGTGTGTATACACACATATCCAAGGTTGATGGGGTAATTAGACAGAATTTATTGGGCTTGTCTAATTAGGTGGGCGCTCGAAACCCGCATGGATACTGGGCTAGCGGGGTGATGTAAGGGTTTACCCTTGTCGAATTATCCAAACCTGAAATAGGGGGTCAGGATTTTTAGGGGTCGTGATATTGTGCGGCGCTTGGCGCTTCATGCACGAACAGACACACGCATCGTCATGTGCATCCTAAAATCTTGGATAATTGGATAATTGTCTAATTGCACGTCTAACCCCTTGATTTTAAAGAGAAACCTAATTATCCAAGCCAAAAGCTGCCTTGGATAGTTGGATAATTGCAAGGTGTGTATACACACCTTGCATGGGATGACGTGTGTATACACACATTAAGCAGCGATTGCGGCTTGCTGGGCCTTGGCGGACTCGGTGAATACCTTAGCCATTGCGACCATATCGGTGGCAGTAGCCTTGAGTTCCATCAACTTGGCCAGTGTTGCGCCTGCTTTGAGTGCGCCAGTCTTCTTGTCTGTAACCATACCGCCAGTCTTGGACAGCTTGGCCTTCATGATGCGTGCCTCGAATTGGTCAGGCAAAGACTCGAACGCCGCACGATTCGAGATAACCATTGGCTCGCCAAGTTGAGCGGCAAAGTATTCACCCACTGGGCGATAGTTGCATGATGGGAAAGCGGCTTGCTTAGCGATTGATTGGACGCCAGCATTGGCGACACCATTGCGTGCGGCTAACCCGACCTTGCCCTTGGCATTGGTCAAGGCCATCTTTGTGTAATACGAAGCGTCTTGCATAACAGACAATTGACGGTCGGTCTTGGTCTTGCCGATTACGTCAACGATTGCGGGTGTGAAAGTTGCGAGTTCCATGATATTTCCTTGTGTTGAATGATTGAACGGTGACAATGCACCACATAGCCCACTGGTGACAATGAGCTATAGGTTGAATTGGTTTTGTGGCTTTCTGTTCTTGGTGCCACCCGTGACCTCAATGACCCTTGTGCATAGGTGGCCATTACCTGCGACCATGATTCAATGGTGCGTCTGACTCTGGGGTTCTTGCCCAGTCCGTCCCGCAGATGCTCAGATACTCGATTTTGCAGATGGCCTAGCCATTCAGTCACGGGTTGTCTCACGACAAAGCGTTCGCCATATGTGATGCTCGCCAATGAACAGAGCACACGGGACACAATCGTCCCTCAAGCGTTACTGGGTAAACTCGCCTTTTCCTGCAAACTCACTGAAATGAGATGCGATTGCGTGCCTTCGACTATTCACACGCACCTTGTCACGCCACTGACAAGGGAGTCCAATATAAATTTTTAACGAACGGGTTTCCATCAAAAGTCCCTTACCATGCGACCGCCTCAACCCGTAGGTATCCGCACGCACCATCCCCGTAGTTCTGGTGCTAGTCAGTAAAGAACAATCTCACATGGAGCGAACGGTACGATCACCGTTCTACTACTGGTCAGGCCGCTACCATGTAGTCAACCCTTCCACTAATGGTCTGCCCGCTACCCCACCCCCCAGAGGCCCCCCTAGCCCCCACCCCGCCCCCCGGCTGCTTACGACGCACGCATAGCGCATGACCAAAAAATCAAGACGTGTGTATGTGTATACACACCTGTTGCTAAAAAACCACAAAAAATACGAAAAATCCGGGTAGAATGTGTGTATACACACCTTTTAAGGACCAAAAATGAAGCGCTGGAACCTGTTTTTGCCCCCAGAATTGATCGAAAAATACAAGCAGTTGGCCGAAAAACGTGGTGTTTCGTCGGCAGAAATGGCCCGAATTGCCATGGAAAAGTACCTGCAAGCCGTGGAAAAAGCTCAAAAAGCTGCTTCGGAGGCTGCAAATGTCGGCTGAAGACACCCCCATGGACGACTTGCCGCTGGAATACAAGGCCAAAAACACCTCGTTTCCCCAGATCAGTGAAGAGATGGTGGCTTCGGTGGCCCTTGGCCTAGAAGACGAGTTGGTCGTGGCCAGCCGACACGGTCTGTCAATCGAGCAGTACCAAGAATTGGCCGCGCAGCCGTGGTTTCAGCTTCAAATTCAGGTAAAACGCTCCGAGTACGAGAAAAATGGCGTCACGTTCAAGGCCAAAGCTGCATGGATGGCCGGTGAGTTGCTCGATCAGGTGTACGTCACTGCGGCGTCCCAAGATGCCAGTTTGAACCAGAAGCACGAAGTCCTGAAGACGCTCATCAAGGCTGCAGGTCTGGAGCCCAAGGAAGAAAAGATCAAGGACACTGGGCCCGGGTTCAGTATCAGCATCGACTTGGGAGGTGGCCAGTCCATATCCCTGAGCAACCAGCAGACGCTGTCACCCGTTACACTGGACGCAGAGGTCAAGGAGATCAAGTGAGCAACTACAAACCGACCGAGACCCAGCGGAACTTTATGCTGGATGAATCCTACGTCCGGGTGCTGGCTGGACCAGTCGGTGGTGGCAAGTCAGTCACCTGTGTGCATGAGCTGGTTCGTCTAGCCTGTGGCCAGAAGCCGAACGCCAAGGGTATCCGCAGGACGCGGGCCATCATCGTGCGTAACACGGCTGACCAGCTGGCGCTGACGACGCGCAAGACGGTGTTCGACTGGCTGCCGCCCGGTGAGGCTGGTATCTGGAAGGCCGTGGAAAAGACGTTCATCCTCATGGCCAAGCTGCCAGATGGGACTCAAGTCGAGTCGGAATGGATTTTCATCCCGTTGGATACGCCGGACGACGTACGTAAGGCGCTGTCGCTGGAGACCACGTTCCTGTGGGGCAACGAGAGCCGAGAGCTCAACAGCGAAGTTGTGGACGGTCTGCTGTCGCGTCTGAACCGATATCCGTCGGCCAAGGACGGTGGACCCACCCGGTCGTGTGCGCTGTTCGATACCAACATGCCCGACGAGGACACATGGTGGCACGACAAGATGGAGAACCCGCCGAGCAACTGGGCTATCCACAAGCAGCCTGCAGCGATCATCAAGCCAGCTGTGTACCTTGAGAGGTTCGGTGAAGAGCCGGAGGAAGTGCTGCTGGATAAGGACGAGAACGAGTGGGCGGTCAATCCTGAGTGCGACAACTACAACCACCTGCCCAAACAATACTACCCCAACATCATCCCGGGCAAGACTGAGGACTGGCTGCGGGTGTATCTGCGCTCGGAGTATGGCCGCTCGCTGTCCGGCACCCCGGTGTACGAGAAGACGTTCACGCATGAGTTTCATGTGTCCAAGGACAAGATCAAGCCGATCCGCAGCGAGGACTACCCGGTCATCATCGGTCTGGACTTCGGGCGCACACCGGCAGCGGTGTTCAAGCAGCGCGACCCACGCGGGCGCGTAGTGACTCTGGCTGAGCTGACGTCGGAGAACATGGGTATCGAGACCTTCCTGCGCACCAAGCTGAACCCGTTCATTGCGAACAATATGCAGGGGTGCTCGTTCCTCGTTGCGCCAGACCCGGCTGGGTACGCCAAGCAGCAGCAAGGCGAGATGTCGTTGGTCGATATCGTCAAGCAGGCTGGGTTCAAGTGTCAACGTCCTCCCACTAACGACCCCGAGAAGCGCGTGCAGGCAGTCGAGCGCTTGCTTGTTCAACAGTTGGAAGGTAAGGCGATGTACCTGATCGACCCGGGCTGCACGCAGCTCATCAAGGGTTTCCGATACGGCTACCGGTACAAGATCAAGAAGTCGGGTGAGATGGAGGACAAGCCGGACAAGAACCAGTTTTCCCACGTCCACGACGCCAATCAGTACGCCGACTCGGTCATTGACATGAACATCCGGGGGGCTACGCTCAACTCTGGGCGGCGTGAAATCAAGAAGTCCGGCTACTCGTACTCTTGACCGCTAACCCGCTGGGGGTACAATCCCGGCATATAGCCGCTAGAAAGGGCTCGCCATGAGCTTGATGTCAACCAACTTTGTCCAGTCGCAGGCACCTGACGTATATGAACGCGCCAAAGGTGCGGCTGGTCGTCTGTTTGTGGAGGACGGCAACTCGGCATTTTACGAAGGGCGGCAGTACTTCACTTTCCGCGACTTCAGCATTGCTCAGGCTGCTGTCGGCGTGTTTAGGGTTGTCATCACTGAAGACGTCATCATGCGTGACTTCTTTGTGCTCCTGACGGTGTCTGACGTCACTGTGGAGATTGTGACCGGTGGTACCGCAGGCGGCACGTTTGACAGCACGCTGACAATCCAGTCGACCAACAACATGTTGCGCACGCCTGTGCGAGCCAGTACGACTACCATGACTTACGGTGGCACGCACACTGGCGGCACGGTGTTGGACAAATTCATTTTGTCCTCTGGGAACAACCTGAATCATGCTGTTGGTTCTCAAGGCGGTGAGCAGTTTCCTGTGGGATTTCCACCCGGTACGTACTACGTTCGTATCACTAATACTGGTAACACCACGGCCACAGGTCTGTTCAAGGCCCGCTGGACAGAAGACCCGAACTAAGGACATTTCATGGCTACAGGCATCGCCCTCATCCCAGTCGCTCGCAGCTCAGACCTTGAACGCGAGTCGCAGAAACGCAACTCAGAGATGCAGGCTACGCCTGTCATTCAGGGCTTGGCCGCTCACGCACGCAAGCGCTGGGAGTCTGCCCGGGAAGCCAAACGGACCATCGAAGAGCGCATGTTGCAGTGCCTGCGCCAGCGCAACGGCGAGTATGACCCTGACAAACTGGCGGACATCAAGCGCCAAGGCGGCTCGGAGATTTACATTCAGCTGTCCTCAGTGAAGTGCCGCGCCGCGACGAGCTGGTTGCGTGATACCTTGCTGGGCACTGGCTCTGACAAGCCGTGGAGCCTTGAGGCGACACCTGAGCCCACGTTGCCCCCTGAGTTGGTCCAAGAGCTGATGGCCAGCATGCAGCAGCAGTTGCAGGCGCTGATGGAGCAGGGCATGCCCATGCCAGACCCCACACAGTTGCGCGAGTCCGCAGCCCAGATGAAAGACGCAGCGATGCGCCGTCTGCGCGAGGAAGCCAACGAGCGCGTTGACCGCATGGAACTCAAGATGGAGGACCAGCTCATCGAGGGTAACTGGACCGACGCCCTGAATGCGTTCTTGGACGACATCGTGACGTTCCCCTACGCCGTGCTCAAAGGCCCGGTGAAACGCAAGCGCAAGACCATGGCTTGGCAGAACGGCCAGCTGGTGCCGTCTGAAGAGATTCGCAACGAGTGGGAGCGGGTTGATCCGTTCATGCTCTACTGGGCACCGTGGGCCTCTGACATTCAGGACGGCTTCATTGTTGAGCGTCACCGCATGACTCGTGAAGACCTGCAGGCTCTGATGGGCGTGCCCGGGTATAACGACGACGCGATCCGCTCCGTGCTCAACAGCTTCGACATGGGCAACCTGAACGAGTGGCTGTGGACTGACAGCGCCCAAGCTACGGCTGAGGGCAAGGACACCACGCAGACCATCTTCACGACAGACCTGATCGACGCCCTGCAGATGTGGGATAGCGTCAAGGGCAGCGACCTGCTGACTTGGGGCCTGTCGAAGAAAGAGATTCCTGACCCAGACCTGAACTACCCTTGCGAGGTGTGGCTGGTCGGCTCCACGGTGATCCGCGCTGTGCTGAACTACGACCCGCTGGGCCGCAAGCCGTACTACGTGACGTCGTACGAGAAAGTCCCCGGCGCTGTCGCCGGTAAGGGCGTGACTGACCTGTGCCGCGACTCTCAGAACATGGTGAACGCCGCTGCTCGCAGCTTGGCCAACAACATGGGCATCAGCTCTGGCCCGCAGGTGGGTGTGAACGTGTCGCGCCTGCCCCCGGGCGAGGACATCACAGAGATGTACCCTTGGAAAATCTGGCAGTTCCAGAGCTCGGAGTTCAACGACGGCTCGCAACCGCTGCAGTTCTTCCAGCCTAACAGCAACGCCAGTGAGCTAATGGCCGTGTTCGAGAAGTTCTCAGCCCGCGCCGACGAGGACACCATGATCCCGCGTTACATGACTGGCGACCCCTCGGGTGGCGCTGGCCGTACGTCGTCTGGCCTGTCCATGCTGATCTCCAACGCCGGTAAGGGCATCAAGCAGGTCATCAGCAACATCGACCGCAACGTGATCGTGCCCTCTATCGAGCGCCTGTACCAAGACAACCTGCGCTACAGCAAAGACCCAGACCTGATCGGTGATGTCAAGGCTGTGGCCAAAGGCGCGACCAGCTTGGTGGTCAAGGAAGCCGAGGCAGTGCGCCGCAACGAGTTCCTGCAGATCGTGCTCAACAGCCCAGTGGCCCAGCAGATCGTGGGCATGGACGGTGCGGCGGAGCTCCTGCGCGAGCAGGCCCGCAACCTGAGCGGCAACGTAAACCGCATCGTGCCAGACCGCCCAACCTTGACAGCTATGCAGACTCTGCAGCAGCAAAACGCGCAGCTCCAAGAGCAGTTGGCCATGATCGCTGGCGAGCTCCAAGGCGGCGCACCGGGCATGACACAAGGTCCAGCGCCAAAGAATATGCTGCCTGACGGCAGCCAAGTTGGTGGCCGTGAAGGAAATATGATTTCGCCACGCCCCAATGGTGTTTGACTTTTTTTGAATTTGTTGTATAGAATCCACACATGAAGATTTTTGTAGGCCAAAAGCCTGATCGGCAGCACATGCAAGCGTTGATTCGCTGCAAGCTGCAAGAAAACGAGCCGCTGTTGGCGCTGTTCAAACTGAAACTGGAGGAGACCAAAAACTCCTTGATGGTTGCAGAAGAGCCGCACCGCATACACCGACTCCAAGGTCAGGCCCAAGCCTTATCAGATTTCCTCGAAGCGGTTGAAAAATCGTCAGAGGTCTTCGACCGGATCAAATGATCCGAATTTTGTAAATCCGAGCAAACCATTATGTGAATGGCAGACCGCAGTAGGAGCCTGAAGCAGAGTTGGAGCCCAAGGAGAATTGAATGGCATTGCCAAAACAAGTAGAAGCTCAGTTACGTGAACTGGAAGCACTGGAAAAGCAGCTAGCCGAAGGCCAGAACCCTGCACCCGCAGAACCCGAACCAACGCCAGCAGAGCCTCCCCAAGACCCACAGCCCGCGCCTACAGAGACAAAACCTGTTGAGCCAACGCCGACACCGACCGAACCAGTCGTGGCGGAAGAGAAATGGGAGCAGAAGTACAAAACCCTCAAGGGCATGTACGACGCCGAAGTTCCTCGCTTGCATGCAGACCTGCGTGACCTTAAGGCCCAAGTGGATTCCCTCCGCAAAGCCAGCGAGACCAAGCCGGTTGAGCCTGCCAAGCCCAAAGCTGCTGAGAAGTTGGTGACTGATGCTGATGTTGAAGCATTTGGTTCGGACCTGATTGAGGTCCAGCGCAAAGTTGCCCGCGAAGTGGCAGCAGAGTTTCGTGGTGAGCTAGACGCCATGCGTGCCGAGAACGAGAAGCTGCGCGAGCAGTTGACCAGCACCGGTACTCAAGTGTCCGAAGCCAGTTTTGAGCAGCGCCTGTACCGTATGGTGCCGGACTTTGAAGCAGTCAATGCCGATCCCAAGTGGATTGCTTGGCTCAACGAAGTTGACCCGCTGCTCCGAGCCCCCCGATCCACTGTTGCACAGCAAGCGTTCAACCGAGGCGACGCTGAAGGAGTAGCACACTACGTGGCGATGTTCAAAAAGAGCGTTGCGCCAGTAGAGCCCACTGCCGACAAAACCGAAGAGCTTGAGCGTCAAATTCAGCCGAATCGTAGTGCCACAAGCACACCCCCTACCTCTCAAAAAGGTAAGGTCTACACCAACGCAGACATCGAAAAGATGTTCCGCAAGGCGACTGATCTGGGTGTCAAGGGGCGCACCGACGAGGCAAAGAAACTTGAAGCTGAAATTGATGCAGCGTTCATGGAAGGTCGCGTAACAGCGTAATCCGTGGGCAAAGTATCTACCCCAACCTGTTTAATTTAGGAGGCCATCATGGCTGCAGTTTATCCCGTCCAATCGCCGTTCAACACGAACCCATCGTACTCCGGCGCTTTCATCCCCACCCTGTGGTCTGGCAAGTTGCTGGCCAAGTTCTACCAGAACACCATGCTGTCGGAAATCGCTAACACCGATTACGAAGGCGAGTTGAAGAACCAAGGCGATACCATCCGTATCCGCTTGGCCCCTTCGATCAGCATCTCCGACTACACCGTTGGCCAGAGCTTGTCGTACGAAGTCCCCACTCCTATCTTCCAAGATATGCAAGTGAACAAGGGCAAGTACTTCGGCGTGCAAGTCAACGACGTGTTGGCATACCAGTCCGACATGAACTTGATGAACATGTTCACCGAAGACGCCGCCAAGCAGTTGAAGATCGCTATCGAAAACGAAGTGTTCTTCAACAACATGGTCACTGAAGGCCCTGCCGCTGCCAACGAAGGCGCTACCGCTGGTGCCATCTCTGCTGCCTACAACTTGGGCACAGACACAGCTCCCGTGGACCAAGCAACTCCTGAGAACGTCTTGAAGGCGATCCTGCGTATGTCCACAGTGCTGGACGAGCAGAACGTGCCTGAAGATGGCCGCTGGTTGCTGATTAGCCCCTTCGACCGTCACCTGTTGATGCAATCGAACATCGCTCAAGCCTACTTCACTGGCGACCCACAGTCGACCATCCGTAGCGGCAAGATCGGTATGTTGGATCGTTTCACTGTGTACGTGTCCAACCTGCTGCCAAAAGGCGCTGCTGGTAAGGCACTGGTTGCTGGTCTGACCGACCCTGCCACTGGTGGTGCTGTTACCAACGCTAAGGCCCGTCGTACCATGGTCGCTGGCACCAAGGCAGCAATGTCTTTCGCCATGACCGTGAACAAGACTGAGCCTCTGCGTAACCAGACTGACTTCGGCGACATCGTCCGTGGTCTGGCTGTGTATGGTCGCAAGACTGTCAAGCCTGAAGCCCTCGTGGTTGCTCAGGTTGGCTCTGCAACCTGATAGGTGGCACAATAAAGGGGCTCTTCGGAGCCCCTTTTTACATTTGGAGTAGAGAATGAACGCACTTGAATTGATGGACCGTTTGAACGGCCAAGTCCTCGGCCACAAAATCCGCGCAGTTGTTGACGGCAGCATTGTCGTGTTGGCACGCATGGAAGGCGACGGCTGGACATTGACCGAGCAAGGCCAAGAGCTGGCCAACCTGCACTCCAACCAAGCAGCCACCGAAGCTAAGGCTCCTCGCGCACGCAAGGCCAAAGACACTGCAGCAGAACCAGTTGCGGTAGAATCGGCTGATGTAGAGCCTGAACTGTGAGGTAGACCATGGCCACCGTGAAAGTTCTGAACTGCAGCTGTGGCTGAATGACAGCTACCGCGAAACGCTGAACCTACGCCCTGACTCGAACACGCTGACGGGCACATTCACCTGCGCGGCTGGCCCGCGTCAGGTGCTCACTACGGGCTTTGCCAACGCAACCCGCCTCGTGGCTGTCGTGCGCAACGTAGCCACCACATCGAATAAATACGCTGTGCATCTGATTGATCGCCGCGTTCTGGACGGCCAGCGCCGTGGCTGGTACACAGAGACACCCAGCGTCAGCGTTGAGCAGTACATGTTTGACGCCCGCCAGCCCAAAGAGTTCATGGTGTACCCACCGGCTACCACGCTGGCTCAGCTTGAGGTGCTCTACGCACAGGTGCCTTCGCCCCACGTTCTGACGGACGTGCAACTGGCCAACTCGGCTACGACTGAGGTAATTCGCATCGACGATACCTTTGCCAACGCTTTGCTCGACTACATGCTGTACAGAGCCTATACCAAGGACTCAGAGCAGCAAGGCAACGCAGCCCGCGCTGTGGCGCACTACCAAGCCTTCCAGAACTCACTGGGCGTGTCTGCACAGGTCAACGCTGCATCGCAGCCGGGAGTTGCATAATGGCCAAACTTTGGACCGCGTTCCACCCACTGATTACGCCGCACCTGTCCGGCTGCCCAGTGGCGTCAATTAACCTGTATCTGGCTTCGACTGCTGCGGATTTCTTCGCCCGCACGTACCTGTGGCGCGAGCAGATTGGTGCTGTCTATGTGGCCCCCAATCAAGTCGACTACGACCTTGACCCTGACACTGGCCTCGTAGAAGACGTCATCGCTGTTGTGTACGGCGAGCACACGCTTACGCGCACAGACCTGCGGCTGATCGGCGCTGAGAAGCTGTCCGAGACAGGCGAGCCACGCGAGTTCTGGGTTCAGGCCGACAACAGCATCCGCATCTTCCCAACGCCGGAGGAGCGCACCACACTCAAGGTGTACGCTGTGCTCAAGCCAAACCGAGCTGGCACTGGCGTAGAGGACTGGATTTACGAGACGTTCGCTGACACCATCGTCAGCGGCACTATTGCTCAGCTCGCTATGATCCCCGGCAAGGAATGGTCTGACGTTGCGATGGCTGGCATGCACAAGGGTCTGTACGAGAAGGCCGTAACCAATGCTCGAATTCGTGACTTTCGCGGTGTAAACCGCATGGTGCGCCAACGTCCGGCAGCTTGAGGAAGAATCATGACTGAAAAAATCAAACTGGTCCAAGGCGACACACGCCCACAATTGCAATGCACGTTGACGGATGAAATCACTGGCGCAGTGATCGACATCACTGGCGCTACCTGCGTCATGAAGTTCCGCGCCGCTGGCGTGACCACGCTTCTGGATACGCTCACGGGCACAGTGACAAACGGCGCTGGCGGCGTCGTAGTGTTTCAGTGGAACTCGACCACGCTGGATGTCCCTGCGGGTGACTACGAAGGCGAGATCGAGGTCACGTTCCCCCTTGGCGGCGGTATCCAGACTGTGTATGACCTGCTGAAGTTCAAGCTGCGTGAGGACTTCTAATGCCTATCCGCGCCTCAGTCGTAGAACTACAGGCTCTGGCGAGTGAGATCAGGCTAAAAGCTGACACGGCTGCAGTAAAACTGGATGCGGCTGTACAAGCCGACCTCCTCAAGGCCGTAACCGCGTATGTTGAATTGCGGGCGCAGACCTACGCGCCGGTTATCGACGCGTCTGTGTCGGCTGTTCTGTTGAAGGTTGACGCCATCGTTGGCGAGTTTGTACGGTTCATCAGCTTCGCCGATAGCGCGGCTGTCAGTGATGCGCAGCTCAAGGCGGTCAGCAAGGCTTTTGTGGAGCTGCTGGGCGCTATCGACACCATGTCCAAAGAGCTTGGCAAAGGCTTAACCGAGTCGCTGACGACGCTGGACGTCTACGTCCATGCGGTGGACAAGCAGCTCACCGAGGCTCTTGCTGCCGTAGAACAGGTCTCCAAAGGCTTGGAGCAGGCCCCAAAGTTCGACTCTGCCTCTGTCAGTGATGACGCTGTGTGGGCGGCGAGCAAAGAGTTCTCAGAGACTTTTGGCCAGCGAGAAGGCCCGTTCGTAGGCCAGAACTACGTAGACCCTACGTACCTCGCCGAAGACTACGTTCTGGACGGCAACCCCATCAAGCTGCTGACCAAGGTTATTGTTGACCTGCTGGGTGTCACGGATGACTTCTACGGCGTTGCCAACGTAGACGACGACCAGATCATCGTCTTTGGTAAGTCGCTGCTGGATATGCCAGCCACAAGCGATCAGGCGGACAAGAGCTTCTCCCGCACGGGCGTGGCCAGCGCTGCTGTCGCCACAGACTCGGCTGCTGTAACTACCGGCAAGACTCTGGCTGACGTCCTGTCCAAGTCGGATATTTTGGTCCGTGGCGTTGGCAAGAGCTTGGCTGATTCGGCAAGCACTGCTGATTCAGAGACTTTGGCGGTGTCGAAAACGCTGGCCGACTCAGCGGTTTTTTCGGATTTTCTGGTCACAAGCACAGCCAAAGCCCTGCAAGATACGGCGCTTTTATCTGACTTAGCTGCGAAAAACTTGTCGCGTAACCTCGGTGATTCGGTTACCATTGTGGAAGTTTCGAGCCGGGAACCGGGCAAGGGGCTGAGCGACAGCGCAGCAACAAGCGAAAGCGGTTTACTCAGAAAGACCGACTACGCAGACATAACGTACTTCGCTGAAGACTACGTAGGCTCATCTCTAACTTTTTAAGGAGCATTGCTATGCAAGCAATTGAAACCCTCAAAGCCAAAGGCCAAGTCAAGCTGGAACTGACTCGCGCTGATGGTACTGTAGAAACCATCGACATCAAGAACTTGGTCGTCAACACCGGTCTGAACTACATCGTCAGCCGCATGAAAGACACCACAGAAACCGCTATGAGCCACATGGCTATCGGTTCTGGCAGCACCGCTGCAGCCGCAGGCAACACAGCTCTCGGCACCGAACTTGGTCGTGTGACTTTGACGTCCACCACGGTCAGCACAAACACAATCCAGTACGTGGCCAGCTTCCCAGCCGGTACAGGTACAGGCACTGTCTACGAGGCGGGCATCTTTAACGCCAGCTCTGGCGGTACACTGCTGTGCCGCACGGTGTTTGGTATCGTCACCAAAGACGCAGGTGACTCGTTGGCCATTACGTGGACCATCACTGTCTCCTAATCGTAGCCGCTTTGTTGGAGATTTGATTCAATGTCAAGCATCACTTTACGGCTGGTAAAAGGGTCTCCGCTAACCAACGCGGAGCTGGATGCCAACTTTTCAAATCTCAACACCGACAAGTTGGAGCTCGGCGGCACGTACGCATCGGGCACTGCGACTCAGGTCTTGTACCTGAACGCAACCAAGGCGCTGTCCGGCAGCGCGAACTTGACCTTCAACGGTACAACGCTTTCGGCAGGTGGGTTCGCTGGCCCGCTGAACGGCACTGTTGGTGCGGGCACCCCGAGCTCTGGCGCGTTCACCTCGGTCACAGCCTCGGCTGACTCAGCTTTCACCTCTACTGGTGCTTTGCAGATCAGCAAGGGGACGACAGGTGAGCAGCCTGCGTCTCCCGCTACGGGCATGATGCGGTACAACTCGACGACCAACCAGTTTGAGGGTTACAGCGGTTCTAGCCCAGCGTGGAAGTCAATTGGTGGCTCGGCGTTGTCAAACGACACGGCCACTTCTTCCAACCTGTATCCGGTGTTTGCCGGGGCTACAACAGGCACTGCTGAGAACCTGTACACAAGCAACGCCAAGCTGCTGTACAAGCCGTCTACGGGCGAGCTGTCGGTCTCTGCACTGGTGGCCTCGAACGGCCTGATGGTGAACAGCGCAACGGTCACTGCAGACTACACCGTGCCGTCGGGAAGCAACGCTTTGTCTTCAGGGCCGGTTTCTGTCAACTCTGGTATAACAGTCACGGTTTCGAGTGGCTCAGTATGGGTGGTGCTATGAGCGTAGTAATCAAAGGCAGCAGCAACGTCAATCTGGACTTCACTACCGGGGGTCGCATCACTGGCGACTTCAGTAATGCGACTCACGCTAATCGTGTGATGTTCCAGTCAAGCACAACAAACGGAAATACAGTTGTTGGCGCAATCCCCAATGGCACTGCATCGGCAGGTCAATATGCTGTGTACTCTGCGCAAGACCCAACTAACGCATCTCAGGGTCAGTTCTTGATTGATTCAAGTGCGGGGCTTATGTCTATACGAAGCTCCGTTCTAGGTACTGGCACATACCTCCCCCTGACCTTCTACACCGGAGGCAGTGAGCGAGTCAGGATTGATACATCGGGTAATGTGGGTATTGGGACGAGTTCGCCAACTGCAAAGCTGGATGTTTACAGGGAGATGAGGGTTACGCAGGGTCTTGCGGAGTACCGATTTAGAATCACCAACACAGATGGCAATGGTCGATTGCTTGTTGACGGAGATACTTCTTCTCTAATTTTTGGAACTTCAGGCGCAGGAACTGGGGCAACGGCTACCGAACGGATGCGTATCGACTCCTCCGGCAACGTGGGGATTGGGATTCAAGCATTTAGCTCAACAAAACTGCTTGTTAAAACAGCAGGAACTTCAAATATTGGAACGATCAATGCAGCCGCATACGGTAGCAACGCACTTGTTGGCATTACCGATGGCGGAGCGGAAACTCTTTTAGGTATCGCAGGAAGTCCTGTTGCTTTTTATACCGCCGCCACCGAACGAATGCGTATCGACTCCTCTGGCAACTTGCTGGTGGGGACTACGAGTGTAATCAGTGGCGTCACTGCAAAGCTGGCACTTTACAGCACAGACCTAGCAAACACTGCTAACACTTGCGCCATGAAAAACGGTGCAAACAGCACTGGTGGTGCTTTCATTCGTTTTGCCAACTACCTTGATGCAACGATTGGTTCAATTACTCAGCCAACATCAACCACAGTCGCATACAACACCTCCTCCGACTACCGCCTGAAAAACATCACAGGCCCGATCACCACCAGCGGTGCGTATATTGACAGCCTGAACCCTGTTGAAGGCACATGGAAGGCTGATGGCTCTGCTTTTGTTGGCTTGATTGCTCACGAGGTACAAGAGGCATCACGTACTCCTGTGGCAACAGGAACCAAAGACGGAGAACAGATGCAGGGTATGGACTACTCCAGTGCTGAGATCATTGCTAACATGCTTGCTGAACTCAAATCCCTTCGTGCCCGTGTAGCTCAACTGGAGGCAAAATGAGCCTGAAACTTAATTCTTCTGGTGGTGGTAGCGTAACGCTACAAGAGCCTGTTACGGCAAGCACCCTGACGTTTACGCTTCCAGCATTTTCTGGAACAGCGGCTACTCTGGCATCTGTGACCAACAACGGTGTTCTGTTTGTCAATGGTTCTGGTCAACCTACATCGGGTAGTGCGCTGACGTTTGATGGGACGAACTTTGCAAACACGTTGTCTGCAAACGCTTCAGCAGGTATTCGAGTAACTAACTCGAATGGTGGAACATCAACCAGTGCAAACACCTCATATAGCAATGGCACAAATTCGCATGAGTTTGGCATTTTAGGTACTGGATATACAACCTACGGCGTCCTTGCTGCTGGTGATGCTTACATTTACGCAGGCGCAGGCAAAAATATTTCTCTAATGGCTGACGGTGGTGGAGCAATTAAATTTGGTACGGGAGCAGGTGGACCCGAACAAATGCGCCTGACCTCCACAGGTCTGGGTATTGGGACGAGTTCGCCGGGACAAAAGCTAGAGGTTGCTGGCAATATCTCAATCAATACAAGCGGCAACCCGTTTCTGCAAGTCAGGACTAGTGGTTCCGGCAACAACCCTTACATTCGCCTTCAAGCAGATACTTTAACTTGGGATATTCAAGGCACTTTTTCTAATGCTGGCGATGAGTTGTATTTCCTTTATGGTAGTGCTGCTCGTTCTTACATCAACAGTTCAACAGGCGCATATGTAGCTGTGTCTGACCAACGACTAAAGAAAAACATCACAGACATCTCGTATGGCTTGTCTGCTGTTATGGCTTTGCGTCCTGTTGAATATTTAATGAATGACGAAGCTGACGATGCTCAAAAGCACCTTGGTTTTATTGCTCAAGAAGCAATGGAAGTCGTCCCGAGTTCTGTCAGCCAAATGACCAGTGAAACATATGGCATGGACAAAGTTGAAATTGTCGCTGTTCTTACAAAAGCCATCCAAGAACAACAAGCTATGATTGCCCAACTGCAAGCAGACATTGCCTCATTGAAAGGTACAGCATGAGCAGCCTAATCTCCAAGAATCTTCAGGTTGGCTCTGACCCAACAGCAACCAACAACTTCACGATCTTCCAACCAGCAACACCTGATGGAACATTGAGGATTGGTAACGGCAATACAGGCATTACCTCAAGTCTGCTGACACTGACAAGTGCTGGTAATTTGACTGTTAGTGGCAGTACGGTTATCCAAGGACTCACCGTAGGCCGTGGCGCAGGTGCTGTGTCCTCCAACACTGCGGTGGGCGCGAGTGCTTTGGCGGCTAATACAAGCGGCGCCTACAGCGTGGTTCTTGGCTATGAAGCTGGCAACGCCAATCAAACTGGCGCTGAGTTAACGCTTGTTGGTTTTCAAGCGGGCAAGGCGACAACAGGCTCTGGTGGTTTAACTGCCGTTGGTGTTCAGGCTGGTCTAAAAAATACAACTGGCATTCTGAACACGTTTATCGGTGGATATGCCGGAAAAGAAACTACAAGTGGCAGTAACTCAGTTGCCGTAGGCTACCAAGCACTCCAAGCCAACACCACCGCCTCCAACAACACTGCTGTTGGCTATCAAGCTGGGTACAGCAATACCACTGGGGCCGACAACACATTCCTTGGTCAACTCGCAGGCTATGGCGTAACCACAGGCAATAGAAACACGCTTGTAGGTTTTTACACCGGGTCGCAAATGACCACAGGAACTTTCAACAACTTCATCGGAACGCAAGCGGGTCAGGGGGTCACTTCCGGCTCCAAGAACACGATTATTGGTTCTTACAGCGGCAACCAAGGTGGCCTCGACATCCGCACTGCAAGCAACCACATCGTGCTGTCTGATGGGGATGGAAATCCACGCGTAATCACCAACTCGGTGGGCGCAACTTTTATTGGGCAAATCGGTAATGCTTTCAATAATTTTCCAAATCGCGCTTTTGGTGTGGCTGGAGCCTCAGGAGGCTATCCAGCAATTGCAATGGGCGCTCCCGGTGGAGGCTACGGATATATTGGATACGGTGCAGCGCCAACTGCTTCCGCATACGTATATTACGCAAATGACACAGCTTCAATAATTACTTTTGCCAGCGGCGGCATACAGACATATACAGCTCCAATTGGTACGGCAGGAAACGCAATCAGCTTTACAAATGGCCCGTATGTAAGTTTTGGAGGTACATCTTGGACAAGTTCTTCCGATGCTAGGTTAAAAAATATCACTGGCGAAATTGAAAACGCCCTTGATAAAGTCAACTCACTTAGAGCCGCCCGTTTTACTTGGAAAAACGATCCTTCTGCCAAGCCACAAATAGGCTTGATTGCACAAGACCTTGAGGCAGTTTTGCCAGAGGTTGTTGTTTACCCGCCAGAAAATGCACGTGATGGCGTTTCAATTGATCCGTACCTCGGTGTTAATTACACAGAAGTAATTCCGCTTCTGGTTGCCGCCATTAAGGAACTCAAAGCCGAGTTTGACGCATACAAAGCAACCCACCCCTGAAAGGTAAACCATGACCACACAAATCACTTGGATTGTTGAAGCCCTTGATTGCAAGCCTACAGAGGGCGATCTTACGGATGTCGTCATCACAGCCCACTGGCGCTGCAACGGCATGTTTGCAGACACCTACGGCACTGTGTACGGCACTTGCGGATTCTCCCAACCCGGCGAGCCATTTACCCCCTATGCCGACTTGACGCAAGAGCAGGTACTCGGCTGGTGCTGGGCCTCGGGCGTGGACAAAGCTGCCACTGAAGCCAACATAGACCAGCAAATCAAAGATCAGATCGCACCGCCCGTGGTAACCCCACCCCTGCCTTGGAGCCAAGCATGAAACGTGTCGCCCTCGTACTCTGCGCCCTGTCCTTGACAGGCTGCGCGACAAACCAGTACCAAGCCTACGCTGACGCCCACAAGGCTCAAGCAGCGGCGCAAACTGCCCGTTACCAAGCTCTGGCTGACATTGCCAAGATGGGTGACACCACGGCCAAGGTCGCAGCGGTCATCAGCCTGAACGCTGGTAGCGCCCCACAGAACGCTCAGATCGCGGCTCCCAAGTCTTGGGCCGACTACGCCTTGCAGTGGACAGGTTTGCTCCTGCCTACTGTTGGTCAAATCTACACGATCAACAAGCAGACGACTTTGGGTATGCGCCAGTCTGACAACGCTACTGCTGTGGCTGTCAGCACCAACCAAGCCTTCGTCGGCATTGCATCCCAAATTCAAGCGCCAGCGGCCAATGTCACTACCATCGGCGGCAACGGTGTGATAGGATCGGGAAGCTATTCGATTGGAGCTAACAGTGGGTCAAACTCTGGCAACTCTGGTCGCCTTGCTGGTGGCAGCATTACTGACAATACGTCTGTTCCAACTGTGGTGACCAACACCGAAACCACGACCACCAACACAACAACCCCAGCAACACCTTGAGGTAGTGAAGTATGGCTACGATTGACGCAACAGACGCACGCTTGTCCACCCACGAGGCAGTGTGCGCCCAAAGGTACGAGAAGATCAACCAATCGCTCGACATTGGCGAGAAGCGTATGACCAAGATCGAATACCTGCTGTATGCGGTGATCGCAGCCGTACTGCTTGGACCCGGCGTTGCTGCCGAGTTTGTCAAAAAGTTGTTCGGTTTGTAACCATGAGAGACTGGGCTGAAGCATTCATTGCAGCAGCCCTTGTAGTGGCGCTTACGGTCTGGTGCGCTAAAGAAGTTGTTTTGCTGCTCCGAGGAATCGTTTGATGGAACCGATCACAATGGCCTTAACGGCGATGGCGGCTGTCCAAAAGACGGTCTCTCTCATCAAGCAGGCATCCAAAACAGCAGACGACGTTCGCAGTCTTGGTCCTTTGCTAGGCAGATACTTTGAGCAAAAGCATGAAGTCACCAAAGCCCTGAAGGTCGCCAAGAAGAAGGGCGGCTCCAACATGGGGCAAGCCGTTCAGATCGAGCTTGACCTGAAAGCTCAGCGGGACTTTGAGGAGCAGGTCAAAGGCTTGTTCTTCCCGAACAACATGGACGTGTGGAACTCCATCATGGTTCGTGTGGCCGAGATGGACAAGCAAGACAAGATCGACGCTCAACTGGCCCGTGACAGGGCTTTGCGAGCCAAGAAAGAACAGGAAGAGCTGGTTGAAATCCTGATCGTTGTGGGCGGCATCATTGTCATCTTTGCGCTGGTAGGCTTCGGCGTGTACCTTGTCATGTTCGAGATGAAGCGATGAAATACATTATCCTGTCAATGCTGATTATGCTGGCTGGCTGCGACGAGCAGTACCGCTACTTCTGCCAAAACCCGGATAATTTCCATGCTGAGCGCTGCCAAAAACCACGCTGCCAATTTACGCAAACTTGCCCTGAGTATTTGGTGGCACCCATCTTGGAGAAGCAAATTGAGCAAACCAAACCAGCCGCCGAGCCAACCCCGGTCCGTTGAGGAAGAGACTGCACTGCTAGAGGTCCGCATCTGGGCCTTTGTTGTCGTTGCCGTCACCATCATCCTATTTGGCATCGTAACGGCGCTGCTGTACTCCGTGACCTTCGTGACGCAGCCAATCAAGTCGATGGCCCCCATCGACCAAG